CCTACTTGGGAGCAATTTGGTGAGCGCAACAGCGGACTATTCGGTAGCCCCGTTAGCGTAGCTGATGTTGTAGTATACGAGATGGAAGCATCTTGGTTAGACAGCGAAGTGTCTGCCCTTATCGCTTTAGGCGATGGTCAGTCATCTCCTAACTACACCGTATACACCAACGCAGAAGTTCGTACCTTTATTGCAGAGAACACACCTGCTGAACTATAATTAATCATTAATGAAAAGACTGAAGACAGGAGTAGTAAATACTCTATCTTTCGTCAAGCTCTCATCCTTTACGGTAAACAGCTTTGACGTTACATTGGATAAGGTGGTAGGTACTGGTAGTCTAACGATTACCAACCTTACTGACCTTAACAACCTTGACTCCTGTAAGGACTTCATTCAGATTAACATAGACCTTTTGTCTAACGATATTGAAGGTGGTGAGTACGAGCTTACCATAACAAACAGTGGTGACAGCTACAAGTATCTTACAGAGGTGCAAGATTATACAGTTACTCAAACGGGTACAGGTATTTATGGCTCTACCGTGAGGTTTACTGACCTATAAATTGTAAATTAATACAATGGGACTACTATCTAATATATCAGAATTCTTTGCATCTAACACTTATGTGCAAGCTACAGAGCATTCTATCGCAACAAACGAGTTAGAGAACTCTATTGAAGACCTTAATGGTCGTTACAAATTAGGACATACTCTTGTAGGTGACTACATTAAGTTCGGTGTTAACGATGACTTCCCAGTTATTCTTGAGAAGATGTTACGCCAATCTCCTGTGCATAGTGGTATCTTAACAAAGAAGGCGAAGATGGTAGTCGGTAACGACATTGACTACACTGATGACTTTGCTAAAACCAATAAGGCTAAAGCAGAACTAAAGGCTTTCGTTAACCACTGTGGTGGTAACAACAAAGGATTGTACGAGGTATTGACCCACGCATCATTCCAATACGAGCATAAGGGTGCATTAGCATTTTATGTGCGTTGGAATAAGGGGCGTACAAAGATACTTGAATTCAAGTCTTTAGACCCTAAAGGAGTGCGTGTAGCGGAGCCAAATGATAAAGGTGAGGTAACACACTACATCGTCCGTAGAAGTTTCGGCTATGGCTCTAATTCTGTACAGCACAATGAGCCTCGTAAGATTAAGGCTTTCAACAAGTTTGATAAGAGTGGTACTGAAGCGGTCCTTTATGTAGGTAACCCTTATAGTGGTAACCCATATTATGGTGTACCCAGCTACATTTCTGCGTTCCATTACATTGAGTCTGACTTCAGCTTTGGTAAGCACATTAAGAACTCTGCGGAGAACGGCTTTACACCAAGAGTATTGGCTACCTTCATTGGTAGAAATATGAGTGCAGAGCAGAAGCGTGAGGAGTACAACAAGTTCAAGGAGTCCTTTACAGGCGCAGACGCAGATAACTTTATTGTCTCTTGGGTGAAGAAAGAGGAGGATGCTCCGAAGTTTGAGCCATTAGACGTTTCCAATTTAGACAAGACGGTAGACGTTCTATCAAAACTTAATGATGCCAAAATACTTACAGCCCACAACGTTACTTCTCCTACTCTATTTGGTGTTATGGTTAGTGGTAAATTGGGAGGCACAGGTAACGAACTTGTTACGGCTTACCAAATATTTAGAGCGACTGAAACGCTACCTAATAGAGAAATTCTTTTAGACTCTGTAAATAGAATCTTTGCTACTGTAGGTTATGACCAAATGAATCTATCTGTTGTTGAGGAACCAATCAACTTGGAGAGTATTAAAGGTGCTAACACTGAAGACGTATAATAATGGTTGACGTAATATTCATAGACGATAACTACCTGTACCAAAACTTCCCTTTACCGAAGCGTATGGACAGAGGTGCTTTATTGGCATTAATCCAATTGGAGCAATACACATCAATACAAGACTTATTAGGTACTTGTCTCTATGAAGATATTGAGGCTAAAGTATTAGCACAATCATTAAATGTAGCCGAGCAAGGTTTGTTTAAGCTGGTAAAGTATACCTTGGCTATGTACTCTGCGAAAGCAGCTATCTCTATATTACGCACTGCAACTGCAACAACTAAAGCGGAAGAGCAGAAGCAAGACCAATACATCCTTGACACCATATCTACTACTGTTGATAGTAAACTATCTTATATCAACAAACGTATCACTAACTATATCCTTGACAATGCGGCAATTAAAGCTATCGCTACTGCCGATGGTTGCGACAATGACTTATTTGACGAAGAGGATACCTACCAAGGTGATGTGTTCTACCCTCAAGATGGTATCATATATAAGTCCTGCGAAGACGGAGGAGTAAGCTATAACCCGTAATGGACACTACAGATATCAAAGTACTTCTAATCAATTCGTCTACAATGGCACTGTCGTTCTCTAACTTGGAGAATACCCTCAAGATATTACTGCTTTTAGCATCCATAGGTTACACCGCACAGAAGTGGTACTTTATGAATAAGCGCAATGGCGGAAGAAAGTAAATCCTTTATAAAAGAAAATTGGTCTATGTTGATATGGCTTGTTGCAGCAGTGTTTGCAGCGGGTGGTATCTATGCAGAATTCTCATCTCTAAAGATGGAGCTACATACCGTACACGAAAGGCTTGATAAAAAGATTGTTGTAATCAACGACATAGAGGATAGAATCTATATTCTTGAGATGCACGTTGAGTATGAAAAGGGATACAAGGATTCCCAAAAAGAAAAGGGGAACGATTAACGTCCCCCCTTCTTATTACAAGTACCGTTACAGGTACATTCTATTGGTTCGTATTCGCACCAACTTACTTTATCTTTGTTCTCTTGTCCACGGTTCTTACTGCGAAGTAACCGCCTATCACTGTTACGCTTACCAGCTCCCATAACCCAATCCATCTTTCGTTAACACTACTAATACCAAAGCCTTCAAAGAAGGTCATAAGTACAAGGAATATCATAACGGTTGCAAGGGTTAATGGTCTAACGTTTTTAGATAGCCAAGAATCGGTAAGGCTATCGGCCTGCCAACGCTTGGTGATTTCTTCTTCTATGCTTTGACGCACAGCTTCTTTCTCTTCGGGTGTAGTTACGAATCTATCTACCACATTGGCAACTGCTTCCACAGCTTCCTTCGCACCCCCTGTAAATAGTTTTGTTATTGGATTTTTCATAATCAGCTACCACACGCCTCACACTCTGGATTATCAATGGAGCATTGAGCGTTATCGTTTTTCTCGTCATTAGTCATTTCGTCTACGAAGTCAGCGAACGAATCGCTTACATCAAAATCATTTTTCATTAGTAGGTCCAGATTACATCTTCACTTTTGCTTGGGTCATCATCAACGTGTATAAAGTTCTTTGCTACACCGATGCGATTAAACCCTGCTTGGAGAAGAGCGTTAATAATTAGATATTTTTGTGTTGATGTGGGTGCGTAGATATCAACAGCGTGTCCATTGGTATGACTGCTTCCTTTTACTCCACCTACCTTTGCGTTGTGAGCAGGGCTTCTGTATCCGCTTGTTATCTTAAAACCAACTGCCGCAATCTTTCTTGCTTTTGCTAACTTGTTTAAGAACTCTACGTTCATATGCTCATAGCTTCCCTCTTGGTCGGGGGAATCAAACTCACTGTACTCAAAGTATAAGTGAAAGTCACTGTTTAGATTTATCATCATTTTCTATTTTTTCGTCCCAATAAATAAACACCCACTCGGTTTTAGAATTTACATTATTCATTCACCAGCTTCCGATAAGAAAGCTCTGCAATGAAAGCTGTATAGATTGCGTATAAGGGGTTTTCTCCGAGGTAAGCATACAAGAGTAGGCTTGACCAGAATGAGAGGCACAGAACGCAGTTAAATGGCTTAAACGGAAGGATTCTTTCCATCACATAACCATAGGGTTCAAAGATAAACAAGAATGCAAACATAAGTCCTACTGAACTTATGAGTAACCAACTGTTATAAATCTCCATCATAATTTTTCGCTTAGATAATCGTCTTTAATATACCGCATTAGCTTGGTAACGGATTCACCATCCTCTATTAAGGTGAGGTAACCTTTTATGTTTTGACCATACACATCGCTGTGATTCAGCGATACTATTTTATTGGTCATTGTTGAGTATATAATACTAATCACAAGATTTGCAGCAGACTTACCTTCGGTATAGTAGTGCAAGAACTTCTCACAGGTACGCATCACAGCAGCATCTATCAATGCTTGCTTTAGCTCGTTGTTGCCATCTGTTACAAACGCAGAGGAGGCTATCTCCTTACAACGCTGTAGTATAAAAATACCAAGTTCATTGGTTAGGCTACCTTGTTCTACAGATAGGATTGCTTCACGCTCAATCAGCGACTTGTCGTACCTCGGCATATTGTTCTTCTACTTTATTAAGTATAGTGATTATAATAGGCAGGTAGTCTGAAAGCTCCTGCGTGTTTATGCCAAGCTCAAATCCCAATCTAACCAATGTGACTGGGTCGTGGTTGTATACCAATAGGTCAATGACTCGGTATATATCAAGTATGAGATTTGCTTCTGCATCTGTTAAATCTTCGTAGTATTCTTCAAACAACATCTTAGTAGGATGAGCGTAGTCGCTCTCCCTTCTCGGGGTCAAGCTCTACAATTAGTTCAATGTACTCTGCCTCACGCCTGTAGGCTTCGGCAACCTCTTCGTGTGTAGAGTCAGTACCTATGTTAGCGAACAGATTAGCCATCTCGTATAGGTAGAGGTCAATCCTGTTCTTAATAAATTTACACGTTTGATAATTTCTTTGGTTAATCATAGCACTTTATTTTTACTTTGAAAGAATCTTTCGGTAGGTCTTTGTCAATCTTGATGTTAAGCCTTTTGTAATACTTGTTACCATCGTCTTTAACGATACCCATAGCAACGAGAGTATCCGAGAGAAATTTTGAAACAAGAATGACATTGTCAACATCGTGACGAGAGTTATACCTAATATGAATTTCATAACTCTCACAGGTAAACGCATCAAACTTTTCAAGTTCTTCTTTACAGAATTTAGAGTATTCATCTTTTTGTTTTTTACGAATTGCCCAATGCTTACCAGCATAATACTGATTTAAGCTTGGTGGTTTAGGAAGGTCAAGGTCTATCTCAAGCATACTCAGTTAGGTCTATAGTTGCTTTGTATCCATAGCGTGATACAAGAAGTTCGTGCAGTGGAGGTATCCATCCTTGTGCGTTGTTGTCTCCTGTAGCACCATTACCAACTACTTTATAGTTAGACATTTGTAAGTGCTGTAAGAACTGAACTCTGTCAAACACAAAAGCAATATCCTTGTCACCTGTCTTCAGTATGTAGAAATAGAAGTCAGCCTTTGACTTTAAGATTCCCGAGTCAGCATCTTTAGTAGTGCTTCTGAATTCAATGTATAGGTTAGGCTGTTCGGGGGTGCCTCTTCGGGCAGCCCACATATAAGCCTTGCTATCGTACTTAACTTCAACGGTTACAGTCCTGCCGTTCTTAATACCTTTAACATCCCAATCGTAGAAGAGTTTCTTTGGGGCCTCTTCAACCTCATAGCCCTTGTCTTCAAGGTACTTCATTACGAGGTCTTGACCATAGTCCCCAGAGATACTTGCTCTTACGAATGTGTTCCTGCTCATCGCTTTTGTCTTAGGGCAACCTTCAGTAGTATCAAGTAACCAATTAAATCTTGGACAGTATCTTCAGTTTCATCTGTGATACCACGCATCTTGATTCGCATAAGCTTATCATCAATGCGACAGCATAGGTTATCAACCGCATCGCCACCTGCAAATATACCCGCAGGGTTTAGTGCTGAATCACCATACGCTTTGTTCTTTAGAATCAACAGTTTAGTAACTGCTTCTGATTCCTCAAGTATTAAATCTTTTGTTGTAAACTCATCACGAGAAACATTCAAAACATTATTCAACTTGTTTATATAATCTTTTTCCATATCCTAATATACTCTATAAACCACAATAACCACTATCGCAGTCGTTGAAGTCGTCTTCAAATAATTCCGTTTGAATGTTGTACTTTATAATTTCATCATAAGTTATATTCTCTCTCCAAGTAGCACTGTTTGAACTTATTCTTTCCTTGCTCGCAAACCATTCTAACTTTTCTGGATGAAGCTTGCTCATCTTGTTTAATAGTATAGGTTCTTTGTGCATACAGCCAACGCAATTGTTCATCCAAGCAAACCTCACAGGCTTTCCCTTCCAGAAACTTTCTACTGTATCCTTAAAAACACCATCTTTTATCAAGGGAAATGTTGGTTTTCTCCATTCCATTTCAGACCATTTGTTTCTACCATTTTTAGATTTTCCTACTACAAATTTGTCAGACTCAAAACCATTGTCATTTAATCTATTAAGCATTGATTTTGCTCTACTATGCTCATTTGCTCTAAAACCAATTCTCATATCAATAGGCTCATTTATATTGTCCAGCCAAAACTTTTTTATAGGCTCTACTTTCATTTCTGTAGTACAGAATCTTCTCATATATGAAGGTAAAAATGTAGTTCCGTTTTTCCTTAATATTATTTCGTCAAATGTTTTACCTGTTACCCAATCAATTTTTGAACCTATAAATTGTTCTAAGTCTAACATTGTATAAACAATCATATCATCCTCTACAGTTCCTATGAATGGTGCTTGTATTCTATCCTCTACCTCCTTGCGAATTTTTTCATCGGGGAACTTGCAATTCTCATCTTCTACACGCACTAAAGAAAATACATTATAATCAGCCGGATAATTAGCTGCTATATAGCTTGAAGTTTTACCTCCAGACAAACTGTTTACTTTTTTCATACATCTAATATACTAACTAATCTAATAGGTCTACCTCAACCTTATATATTTTTCTAACATTGTCTTTCTCAATCACTAACCTACCGCTTGATGGGTTAAAGAATATATATCCGAATCCACCCTCAATACCTGTGTAATCAGAGATGTCTACCTTAAATATAACATCATTTATAGATAGACTTCCGTTAGGCATAACCTCCACCTTCTTGGCGGAGGGTACATTGAACCTAAGGAATGCTCTGATTAGTTCTGCGAATGCCTTTCTTCTATCAAGAATTAGGCTGTGGATAGGCGTATTGCTTTTCTCCTCTGCTGTCAAGTTCATAGTATCTGTTTTTCATTTTGTCATAATATAAAGTAACTGTCCCAAGCTTACCAACAATCTTTGGTTTAGCCTTGACCACTGTAATCTCTACTTGGTTAGGCTCGTAAGGCACACCATTACCATCCTCTAATCCGTAGGGGCAACGCCATACATTAACAACCATCATACCTTTACGGGACCATTGCATACCACCTGCGATATCGTTCATCGTAGGCTTGTCAACATAGGGTACACCATTCTTGTACTTAGCTTGTTGGTGTTTAGTGTGTACTGTTACAATAGTGTGGTAGTTCTTTTCTGCTGAGTGCTTACGGACCTTAGTAAGTACTTGACCGATTGCAATGTCATCACGCACTCCTGCGGAAACATCAGTTCTAATCTCAGTGAAGGGGTCAACCATACAACCATCAATGGTAATAAAGTTGTCTTCTTCAATAGTCTCTACTGCTGTGTAGAATCCCTCAATGCTGAGGTCTTGTAGACCGCTGTCAATTAGGTAGAAGTGTGAGTTGATAAACTCAATAGCCTTCTCTGTCTCCTCATCTGTAGCAGTAAGATGGTCATTGATTAGGAATGGCTTACGCAAGTATACCCAAAGTAGTTCGGCAAACACCTCTGTAGGTGAGCCTGTCTCGGGAGTATACACTGCCCACTTCCAACCGCTAAACTCTGATAGGTTCATCATCAGTTCAAATCCGAACTGCGACTTACCTTGGTGCGCCCCAGCATAGATGTATGTGGTGCTACCTTTCTTAACTGAGTACTTGTCAAACAGAGATTCAAATCCTGTCCAAGCACCTTTCTTAACTCCCTCTTTGCGAAGTGTAGATAGTGAATCTACTACATCTTCTGCTTTGTAAATAATGTTTCTCATTGCTCTTGTTTTTTATTCTCCAAATTCTTTGCTGTAATCTTCCTCTTTATGCGAAAAGCTATTGCTTATTTCCTTACGATAGAACTCTTCTGCGATATGGAAATCGTAAACGCTTTTACCTGTTGCACCTACAAACGACATCATCTTCGCTATCATCTCTGGATTGCGATTGATATGGTCAAGAGACTTTGCTCTTGTAACAAACTGAAAGGGTCTGTCCTTTGTACCTTGGTACATATTGACGTATCCGTTACCTCGCTTCTTTTTCCAAGCAAGGCGAACACCAACATCATAAATCATTTGTCCTTCGTCACTCATTGAAATTGTGTTTATAGTTTTCTTTTTCTACTTGATACTTTTCTAATTCAAATGCTCGGAATCCATTTATGTGCGAGTCAGTAGGAAAGAAATACTTCCAGCCCTTACTCATACCTCTTGGTATATAATAAAAGAATCCAAGACCTATCTTACCTGTGTTTTTCTTAAACCTAACTACAGCCGTGTGGTCTGAGGTTGGTATTATAGAATCAACACCAAAGTCTTCTTTATTATAGTTACCCTCTCTGTCTTTTCTTGAGAATCTTGAAGCAACAATATCAACAAATTCACTTAGTTCTCTCGCTATCTGCTTATTCATTACATCTTTATTAATCGTAACCTACGCTGATACTTACGGATAAGTAGGGCTGAGTTGGTTAGTTGTTTCTGTATGTCTTCACTCCATCCAAATCTACTGGCGTGTAGTGTTATGTTTACTTGGTCTATCATTAACATCTCCAAGTATTTCTGTATCTCTCTTACGTGCTTCCTCTTTCTTGTCATTGCTCTTCCATTTATAAATTAGATATCCGTTCCAACCTAATACTAAAACACATCCTAAAACATCTTCAAGTGTCATTTCTCTTTGGTGTTAAAGGTTTCTACTACTGGAGCAAAACTTTGGGATACTTCACCCTTCACCCAAACTGAACCATTAAACTCTTGGTGTATTACTTTGGGTTTCCAAAACT